ACCAGTTCCACTAATGTTAACAGTTGTTGTTGGTTCTGCTTGTAAGTCTTTAAATAATTTGAATTTACCATCACCAGCATCTCTAAATAAACCAGCGTATTTATCTGTGCCAACTACACTATATAACCCATAAAAACCTATGTAATCTCTAATATACTTAATGTTGAATCTATTTTTGCAGATACTGAACAATCAATTTTTAAAATGTCAGTAGCTTGTAATACTACTTTTCCACCTGTTAAAATTTCAAGTGGCGATCCAACAGGAACAGAAATATCTTTTGCTAAAAAAACAGTTTCATTTGTTTCTGTATCTGAAGTATCGGAAACTAATTGAACACTAGCTGTTACTCCTGTTGTATGAATATTATTTAACACAAGACCGATTACAACACAAGTTGTTGAACTTGGTACTGTGTATAAAGTTAATGGAGTTCCAGCAGATGCTGGCATTGCACCATTTGTTTTTACTTTAAAAGTATTCGCCATAATTTACTCCTATCCCAATGCAATCGCTAAAGGCAAAGCGTTTGGGTCAGCTTCAGTTATTGTACCTGTCACAGACATATTACTCGTTATTGCGTTGCTTGAAATATTTACTTGTAATAATTCAACATTATCTGTTCCGTCATTCATTTTTAATTTTAATACTCCACTAGTTGCCGTATCAATCCAAAGTGTACCAGCTACAACTGAACTTGGTGCTGAACTCCCACTATGTTGAGAATTTAAAGCAGTCAAAATATTGTTGAGTTCTGTACGAAAACTACTGAACCCTTGATTTGCTAAACTTACATCACTTACTTGTGCCATATCTAATCTATATCCTTTTCTTTTTAACTTTGCAACCCATAACCTTTAGCAATATAATCAAAAGTTCTATCTACTGAAGCACCACTACTGTTGACAAATGCAATAGTGAAACCAGAAACTGTCTTTGATGATATTGTAAATACATCGCCCGTTACCATGTTTTGAGCTGCTATACCGATTGAGGGAACTGCAAAAAAAGCATTACCGTATGTAATAGTTTTACTACCAGATGATGTTGCTAAATCACTTTCCCCAATAATTCTTTCTTCCATATTTAATTTTATTTGAACAGTTTTAACATTACTAGATGTTTGATCATCATCATTAGTAAGTTTTAATCTAAATTTTGCAAACTTAAATTTAAAAGTTGCCGATTGTGTTATGTCAACAAAAGATGTGCAATCAGCTAATGATGTTGTTGATGTTGCTACTTGTACTCTATGAAAAGCATGTATTTGCTCTGTGCCGTCAAAAGGAGCCTTGGCTGAATCAAAAACTAAAGCACCTCGCCCACTATCAAATAAATCGTATGGGTTTTCTGCATCTAAAGTTATCGTAGGCTCTAAGTTTCCGTCATAAATTTGTGTAAGGGATAAACTGTTTGTAAAATTGTAAAACCCTTTAGCATCACGATTTGAATTATTAAAATTTGGATTTGATGTTGTATCTGTACCCCCTAGTTCAAAATCACCACTAGGACTGTCAAAGTTCCCAACGGTATCATCAAAATTAGTAACGGTATCTAATGTTAATACAGTATCGCCTGATTCATCTATTTTTACAGCTAAAGGAAAACTAGCATCCATACTATCTAAAGCTGTGAATATATTTGGTGTTTCAGTAAAAGTAGTAACTTGGGTATATGATTGTATGCTTGAAATATTTGTACTTACAATACTTGCCTCAGCAGATGTATTACTATTTTTATCTACTGCTTTTATAAGATATGATCCTGTTCTTGCTGGTACAATAGCACTATCACATTTTCTACGAGGACATCTTACAAGGTTTGAAGAATTTAGCCAATTAGCACCTGATAATGTATTTTGATATCTGATTTCATAAAAAGATATATCTAAATCACTTTCTTTACTAGGTGGTGTCCATGTTAATTTCATGTGGTCTTGCCCATGCATTTCAACTGCAAAATCATCAACATTACTTGGTGCTTCAACTCCTCCAACAATAGTTCTTGTTGTTGATACAAATGTTGATTTTACACCGATAGTATTTACAGCCCTTGCTCTTACTTGATACTCAGCACCATCTATTACATTCAAGTGTTGATATTCTAATATTTTACCAACTGCTATTTCTCTAAATGAATCAGTAACTGTAGCTCCATTTTGATCTTTTGTTTGTTTTATTTGGACTTCATAATTATCAACAAAATTATCTAATGAAGCACCAATCGTAATTATTAATCTTGTTATAACGATACCGTCAGCATATTCTATTAATTCATCATCAAGAGTTATACTTGCTGGTGGTAAAACACTAAATGGGTTAGGAAGAGTAGTATCTGGTATAGTTGCCACTTCTTGTTGAGTTCCAAAGGTATAGTAACTATCTTGATGTTCTGATAATTGTAAACCAATAGTATGATCTGCGTTAATTGACATACCTTGTACTCTAAATGGTTTTGCAGAAAAACCTGGAGTAGCATGTGTAATATTGACTATATCGCCTATACTTAATTCTAAAGCAGTTGCGTCAGCTTTAAGAGTAACATCTAAACTTGATCTTGATCTCCTAAGTATAATTTCAGCCATTTCTTGTGCTTGATATGGACTTGTAAACATAGGGAAATCAAATCTACCCTCTAATAATAACCCACCGTCAGCAGTTTTCATTGTTGCGTGTTGATCTGCAGTTGCTATTCCTGTTTCATCAACAGGGGGAAACTGTGCAGTATCTGATTGAAAATTTTTTGTAGGATTAATCCAGTTTACTATTACCCTGTTATATCGTGAGTTTTTATTTTTACTGCTTACTGTTATTCCCCCTAAAATATTATCCTCAGTCAAAGTTATGGAAGCTGAACCAGAACTTTCAACAAGTATTTTATATTTACCCGAACTAAAATTTAAAAATGCACGACACCCTTTGACAAACTCTTTTACATTATCAATAGCTTTTTTTGATGTATCAACAACTGTATGACTATCCATTAAATCAATCTGACTTGCCCCAGAGTATGGTGTAATATTTGTATCACAAACATCACCAGCTACTTGCCAATCTGCAAAATTAGAATCAAAATAGCTATTGGGTATAGACATACCAAATCTTGTGTCTCTTAAATAATCTAATAATTGATAAACAGGATTATCGGAATATTCCCATGTTGATGATGTATCTGCTCTATGACTACCACTACCACCTGTGATTGTGCTATCTAGGTTTGGATTATAAATTTTTTTACCCTCAACAATCGCATTAACAGTAGGTAATGAGCCAAATTTATCAGTATTCCATTTAAACTTTATAGCAAGATATGCTAAACCTCTTAATCTATGATTAGATGTCCAAGAACTTAAACCACTTAACAAACTTGAAGCACTTTGACTATCACTACCAAAATGAGGCTCGCATGTTATTAAACTGACACTATCAGTACTATCAAAAAAATTAGCATCGCTACTTGCTACTGTTATTTGTGTATTATCAGCTATATCGCCAGACCATGTGACCTCGTTATCATTAATAAATATTTTTGTAATGTTATGTATCTCGCCCTCAGATAATACTAAAGCCATATATAAAAATTCGTTATCAGTTCCTGATGTTTCTAAAAAAACAACATTACCACCTACTTTTCTCGTTCCATAAATAACAGGTATACTTGCATTAGAACTAAATTTATTTACTAATACACCCTTTGCATTAAGGTCTTGTTGCATATCCCCAAAGTCTGGAATATCTGGCATAGGATAAAGCCAACCAACAAAATCCTCAACAATGTCAACTATCGCATCAACGACATCGGTAACAAAATCAAGGACTTCTTCAAAAGGATTATAACCACCCATTTATAGAAGCCTCCAATTACAACCCATATTCTCAAATCCAAGTTTTTGAAATACAGGGTCAATGCCTAATCCAGATGTGATTGATATTACTAAAGGCATATTTATTGCTTGTTTTTTTACTGATTCAACTAATTGTTTTACTAAATTAAAATTTCTATATTTTTGTTTTATATAAATCATTTGTATTATCATTATTTCAGTTTTACTAAAAAAATATTCTGATTTATTATACAAACAACAACCTATTAACTTATCAGTATCTAAATCTTTTAATAAAATTATTTTACCTCTTACTAATACTGTATTTAAAAAATTAAGTGATTTTGTTTTATCTATATCTGGATAATTGCAATCTTCTAAATCAAGTTCTTTATATTCGACAAGCAAATTAAAAATATCCATAATATCTTTTTTTTCTGCATAATATTGATGTATGCTCATGTCCTACCCCATTTAATATCACGAACAGTTAGAGCTGCGAACTCCATACCTTTATCAGCATTAAAAAATCTTTTTTGTGAATTATCGGTAGTAGTTCTTCCAGATGTTTTACTGAAGTTACCCCAATGTGATGTAATGCTTATAACCAAATTAGCAGTAGTAGTGTTATCTGTAATTTTATATTCGTCTATCGTTCCATAAAATAATAAAAAAGGTTCTGATATCAAAGCATTGTTTGAATCTAGATATCCTCTATACAAATAAACATCAGCATTGATTATATTTTCATTAAGGGCAACTGACACATAGGTTTGATCAACACCAGATAAACTTATTGAAAGAGTATTTTTTGTAGGTCTATTTGTTTCATTAGCACCTGTTATACTGCGTAAATGTCCGTTAGCTTGATAAGTTCTAGATGTGCCAGATACACTTGAAACAATATCAAATGGTGCATTTGTTAAATATACAGGTGTTGCAAACTCTATTTCAACTAAAACGACAGGGTCTATGTTTCCTGTTGCTAGTTCTGTTTTAACTGCACTTGATAATCCTCTGGGCATTATAAACTTTCAATAACATCAAACTCATATCTGAATATAGGGTTACCGTCCTTATCGTTTTCCCCTATGCCAAACTCTTGAACATCACTTGTTAAATGAACAGTAAAAGGCACTGAATCATAGGTAACTGAACTATCATCTGCTAATGCTGTTCGTAATGGAGGTTCAATAGTTATAGTAGATGCATTACTTGAAGATGTTACATCAGCAACTACCATATATACTTTAGCATGCGCAAACTTAATAAAATCGCCAGCTTTTAATCTACCAGCACTATCACTTGCAAAACCGTCAAGAGCAATAGTTGTATCTGCCGAGGAGTGAGCCCCATTCACTAACAAGGTTCCTGTTTCACTACCAAGAGCATTCATATTGCTTGGCAAGGTTATGGTAAAACTTTCTTTCCTTGATCTTTGCTTCATAATAAAAGCCATGATTGGGGCAAAATCTTCTCGTTTCATAGGAGGAAATGAAACAGTAAAACTAAATCTTTGTCCTTGAACTTGTCTCCTAAATGTTTTGCCACTATCAGTCTCACTGAATAATGTTTTCTGATTATTTTTAATATTTACAGCATTAAAATTTGTACTAGGAAAAGCACCACTCATATTATTGCTACCTTACCTTTTTCATTAACAGCATTATTAATCATATTAACTATTACCCCTCTGCTATTAACTAATAATTCATTAAAACCTCTTGCGTCAACAGTATTGATATTAAAGTTTACAGTTACTTGTTTGCCCATACCTAATTGATTGTTTGGTACAACAGTCCCAGCTCTATCAGGTACAAATAACTCTGGTCCTTTTTCCCCTACGATACTTGGTTCTCCAACAGGTGGCCTACCACCTTTTTCAAATCCTCTAATTTTATTAACCATGCTCATACCAAAAGCAATAGCACCACCGACAGCTGCTATGTTAAACGGAAAAGGTATTGAGGCAAAAGTTTTTAATGCTCCTTCAAATACACTTATCATAGCTTTTTTTATTGCATCCATTTTAAATAATTTAAGTGATTTTTGGAAAGCTGCTTGTATTGCTTGACCAACTAACATTTCAATAAATTTTTTAATTACAAATCTTGCAAAATCTTCAAACTCTAATTTTCCTGTCATAATAAAATCTGACAAAGTTTTTTTAAGTTCTCCAAATGTTGCCTTACCTATATCTTTAATTTGTTCCATAGCAGTTTTTTGATCTTTTAACGCATCTTGGAATCCTTCTTTAAATTTTTGATATGCTTGTGTAAGCAGTCCTACTTTTTCAGTTTGTTCATCAACATCAATAGTAATAGTTTTTAATGGTACATCATGAAGTGCTTGATGAACCTCGTCGATCATATTTGATAAAACTTGAAACTCATGTGAGCCTTTTTCAACACCGTCTCTTAGTGCCTGTAGTTCATTTCTAAATTGTATTGCCTCATCTTGTATTCTTTCAAAACCTTTAACTCCGTTATCTTCTAACAAACCAAGCTGTTCAACAATCAGGTCTAACTCATCGCCTAACTCTTGCATTGTTTTAGGTTTTTCAAATAATGCAAAAAATTCGTCAAGTTTACCTGTCATATCTGCAATAATAAAACCAGCAGAAGCAAGTAATCCTATAAAGTTTCGCATAGCTACTTTGTTAAGTGTTAAAAATGCTAAACCTACTTTTTTTATTGCTATTGCTAATGCTAACATTCTTCTTGTTACTGTAAAAATAACAAGAGCCATTCCTAATCTTTTTATCTCTTCAAAATTTTCTTTTAAAAATATTATTGATGCTGAAGCTAATGTTACTGCGTCAGCTAATCCTTTACCTATGGCTTGTGCTATATCAGATATAACAGCTTCATTGTCTGCAAGTGCTTGATCTAATGCACCAAACTCTTTTTTTAATGCAACAAAAAATTCTTCTGCAACTTGTTTTTGAAAATTAAAATATTTATCCCCTATCATAGATAGAGTTCCTTCAAGTGTGTTTGCTAAATCTTTAGTAGCGCCAGCAAACTGACCGTCTTTTCCAAATGTTTTAAATAAAGCATCTCTAGTTTGTTCTACTGAAACAGTTGCCCCAGCACTGAAACCAAGCATTGCTTTTACGCCTCTTTCTCTAAATAAATCAGCACTTGATATACCAGCTGATAATGATCTTTGTATTTGTTCTGCAGTAGTCCTAAAATCTAAACCTGTGACTGCCGCAACATTACCTGTAAGTTCTAATATTTCTGCAAGTTCATCAGCATCTTTACTAACAACTGCAAGAACACCAGAACCTTGTTGTATTTGTTCTAGACTAAAAGGAACTTTTGAAGCAAACTTTGCCATAGCATCAAATGCTTTTGCACCCTCTTCAGCAGTTCCAAATAAAAATTTTAATCTTACTTGAAGAGATTCTATTTGTTTTCCTACATCAATAAATGATTTGATTGCAACACCAGCACCTAAACCTATCAAGGCATTTTTTAAATTAAAAACTGAATTTTTTAATCCATCAACACCATGCGTTGCTGATTGCATTGCCTGTCTTGTTTTATCTTTAGCGACAATATCAATATTTACTTTTTTAGTAGCCATTATCTTTTCATACTCGCAAGTCTATCTTGTCTTTCTCTTTCTTCCTGTTGAAGATTAAAATACGCAATCCACATATTAAACTCATATACGGACATTTGCAAGATTTCTGGAAGTGTCTTGTGTAGTTTTTCGCCTAAAGCAAAAATATTGTGTAGTTCTGGATTATTTTTTAGTTTTTTTTACTGTCTTCAATATCAACATTTCCTGTTCCCATTATTTTTGTTGATACTTCTGCTATGACATTTGTATCTGCTTTAGTTTTAAAAGCCAAAACATGAGTAGCATTAAACATTTTTTCGCCGTCTTTCGTTAATGCTTTTTCAATAATAACATCAATTAAAACATTGAGATCGGTATTTGTTGCGCCCTTAAATATTTTGGCTTTCTCAAGCATATTAAAAGGTTTGCAATAAATTGCTTTATCGCCAACTAATCCCCATTCGGGTACTTCTATTATTTGTGTTTCTAAGGTTGTAAAGTGATCTTTGATTCCATCAAAGTAATCTATTTTATTATCAGCCATTTATTATACTGTACCGATAGTTAGACCACCTGAACCTTGTAAAGAAACTGTTCTTGTAGTTACTCCGTCTAGGGTTACTCCGACAGACATCCCAGTCACAATACCTGTGCCAGAAAATTTTCTGTCTCCTGAATCTGCACCCTCTGGCATAAATTCAAAACTCAAACTTGAGCCCTGTGTTAATGCTGTTTGTCCAGAATCAGTTTCATCAAAGTTCATATCGATAGAAGCAGTAAAAGTACCTCTACCAACTAAAAATGATTTCATTGAGCTTCCTAAAGCAGTATCTTCAACTACGTCGTGGGTTGTATCAACAGTGAATCCAGTCGCATTACCGATATTAGTTCCACCAACATGAACAACTCCCTCTTTACCGTGATGTGTTGCCATAAATTACTCCTTTTTGTCTTTGGTTAAATCTTTTATAATCTTCTCAGTTTCTTTTGCAACTGAAATATTTTTATTTTTGCCTTCAACTACATATCCCATTTTCGTGTAATGCTCTACAAAATCTTGAGATACGATAATACCGTTGTTACCTTTTTTCATTTTAACATCTTTAGCCATTACGCACTCCCTCTAGTAAATTCATACATTACACGCACTGTTATTCTTACACCACCATAAGGGAAAATAGTTCCTTCATCTGACGATGCCTCAATAATTTGTGTATCCAATGCATTTCCATTTCTAGTTATATCATTATCTAAAGTTTCTTCAACTACTTCAATTATTTGGTTTCTAACTGTATCTATATTGCTTGATGTACCTTTACCAAAAGCGACTATAATAAAATCAATACTACCTCTATATGCACCAGAGCCTGTCACACCTATTGAAGCTGGCTCTCTAGTTTCATCACCAGATTGTATAAACATTGCTGGGAACTGTGCATCACTTAACTCTTCTACCTCAAAAGGCTCCCTTGTTATTTTTTTAAACTCAATAGGACTTGTAACTGCATCAAGTTTTGTAATAATATCACTAGCGATGTTTTCTCTTTTGCTCATATTCTTAACTGACTAAAATAAAATTTACTAAACTCTTCTTTTATTTTATCTTCCTCTTTATTACCTATTGAAAAAAAAGGTCTCTTTGTTTTTCTTTTACCTACACCTAAAACATCATGCCTAAAAGCAATCTTTTCTCTTTCTTTATTAGTGAACAATAATGTATTTTTAAAACCTCTTTGTCTAAAATCTAAACTACGAAACATTTTACCTGTGTCTGTCAAATCTACATGACCTGTTTGCCTACCTTTTTTTTGTCTAAGTTCTCTAGTTTTTTTTGTATAAGGTAAAAAAGTTCCACCGTCTGGCAGTCTACCTGATTGTGTTCTTTTTGTAATCATTAACACAGCCATGTTTGATACTCTATTTAATGCTTTTTTTATGACTGCTGATTGTCTTCGTTTTATTGAATTTAAAAAATTTTTTACTTCTATTGTGTTTGCTTTGATTTGAACTTGCATTTATCTTACTAATCGTAGCATATGTAATGGTTCCTTTTCAGAATCAGAAACTGTCCCACCCCCATCTTCATCGTACTCAACCCCATCCCTTAATACAGCCTGAAACTCTTCGTCATATCTATCTTTATAAAAATCTATTTGAACTTGAAAGGTATCTTTACCTTCGCCTGTATCTGGGTCTCTCCATTTAGTTAATTGAGGATAAATGTATTTCCATAATGCTAAATACACAACTGATTGTGTCCATTGTGCATTGGTAAGTTTACTGTTTGTCATTTCAACAGTAGTAATCTTTGTAATATCTTTGTATCTTACTTGATGTCTATATCGTTCCCACCATTCCTCACGAACTCTACGAAGAACATCGTTTTCTGCTAACTGTAATTGATTATCAAAATCAGTTATACCAAATCCTAAAATGTCTGGTTGTATTTTCTGCAAATCACTTGCAGCTACACTAAACTCTGATGTTGCCATTATTTTTTAGATTTTTTTTTCTTAGCAACTTTTTTTATAACTTTGTCAACTTTTACAGGCTCACTTACTTTTTTTGCAGTTTGTAAAGACCACCCACGCATATTGAATCTTTCAACATTGTTTTCATAATCGTGTTTGTATCTTTCAATTACTTCGCCTTTTTTATTAACAAGTTTTACTGTTTCTATACTCATAATTTTTTATACCAAATAAGGGGTGGGTTGACCACCCCTATATTATAAAAGTTAGGCAGCTAAAGTATCTGCTGTGATTTTAACTCCATAAGAATCATGAAGTTCACCAACACCAAACACTGCTGTTGCGACGATCTCATCTGCACGAAGAGAAGCATCTCTTTGTGTTTCAATCTTAAGGTCTTGCATCATTGCTAAACCTAAAGCATCTTGTGAGAACACTCCACCAACAGAATCATCAGAGCCGTCAACTGCTATATTTGAGGTTTCAAAGATTTGTATACCAGCAACATTGCCGACAAATCCTGTTCTCATAGCTTCGTTTGATAGTTCTGTATCTCTACCAACAAATGTATTTGTTAAAGATTTTTTAACATTAAATATTTGTTTTGGGTGGAACACACCGAAGTATGGTCCGGGTGCTTTGTTAGTTTTTAATTCAGCAGCACATTCAAATAAATCTTGAACTGTTATTTCTGCACCAGCTCCAGGTCCTTTTTCTGTAGAAAAACCTGAAAACAAAGCAGCTAGATCAGTATCAATTTTTGTTGCAATTCCTTCACCGAATAATCTTCCGATGTCAGCCGCAACATTTCTTGATGCTGAGTTTCTTGCTAAATCAGTTAATGTAGTCATGATACCAACTTCTGATGCTGTTATAGTAACAGATGATGGGTTGACTGCTGTGTTTGAAAGATCAGCAGCTTCATTTACTGCGCCTGCTGATACAGTTGCATAAATCGGTACTTCTACGGATTTACCTCCACCAGCGATTGAGTAATTTCTAACAAGACCTCTCATAATAGATTGTTCGCTTGCAACGAACAATGCTTCTGCTACGATTTCGGTATATAGTTCCGATATCGTGCTACTTGTCGTTTCATTGGCCATTTTTTAACTCCTTAATAATGGTTATTTGTTCAAAACAATCTTCGTTGGTTGAGAGTCTCGCTCTTTACGATATTTGCGATATGTCTCTCTATCCGTAGGATTATTCATATCTAATTCACTCAGATTAAAAGGTTTACTGAGCTCTGACCTATCCACATTTGACACTGAGCCACTACCACTCGGAGTAGCAGTAACAAAGTGAGGGTTCTGTGTTAAAAACTCATTAACCAACTCGTCAGTAGTTAAAAGTTCCCCTTTGTTGTTATATCTTGCTATACCATTTTTATCAAGTATTTCAACATTACCTGTTTCATTTAGTTTGATGTTGCTTTTTAACAACTCAACAACTTGATCTGGATTGATAGCACGATTTTTTGAAGCTGATGAAAGTAAAGATTTATTTATCTTTATATCTTTCAATTCACTTTCTAAACTTGAATACTTTTTGTTAAACTCTTCAGACTTTTCTTTGAGTATTTGCTCAAACTCGCCTTTTTGTATTTTTGTTTTTTCTTCTGCTTGTTTTTGACTTTGTACTGCTTGGATTGCAGTTTCTAAATCTTCAACATCTAGTTTTTTATAAATAGATGCTCTTTCTTTAGCCAATCTTTGTTTGACTATGTTGTTTACATCGTCCTCTGAAAATGTGTTTGCGTTTACAGTTTCAGTAGGTTGTTCCGTTGGTTGCTCTTCAACAACGGGTGTCGTAGTTTGTTCTACTTGTTTTTCTTCTGCCATTTAATACTCCCTTTTATATATTCCATTCTGGATTAGTTGGAATCCAAGTATGTCGGCACCTATAACCACCACGAACTATAAACGGATCGCCTGTAGATTTACCAGCCCAACCCTCGTTTTTCCAAATATCCCGAATCTCATTTTCGGTTAGTGTTCTGTTTACCATTCTTCTACAAAATTGTCTAGAGTCACGGACAAGCGTCCCAACATATTGAAAATGATTTAAACCACTATCTTTTGCTTTTTTTACAGTAAACTGTCCGTGAAACTGCATTACTGAATCATGTGCTATTTGACCAGCATACTTGCGCATGTTGTCACCAGCTCTATCAGAAGCATATTCAGTTCTT